ATTGGTTTGTTTTCGTATCTGCTTGGCAAAGAGTTCAGTATATTGTAAGATATGGCATTCCATACTCAAGATGTAGTGTGATCCATAACGCAGTAGAGAAACAGTATGATCCAAAAGAAAAGGATATGGAAACAATTCGTTTCGTATATCATACAACACCACATCGTGGTTTAGAACTACTTGTACCAATTTTTGCTTCCTTAGCAAAAGAGTTTGATAATATTCATCTTGATGTTTATTCAGGATTCGAAATATACGGATGGGGAGAACGTAACGAAGCATATAAGCCACTCTTTGCGCAAATCGAAGAACATCCTAATATGACTTATCATGGAGTTAAATCAAACGACGAAGTTCTTGAAGCGTTAGATAAGTCTCATATATTCCTATATCCAAATATATGGAAAGAAACATCTTGTATTGCGTTACTTGAAGCAATCAAATCTCAAATGATTTGTATTCACCCAAACTATGGTGCTTTACCAGAGACTGGTGCAAACGCAACGATTATGTATGATTGGAGTGAAGATATGAATAATCACGCTAATTATGCCTTCTCAGTTACAAAACAAATTTTAACTCAGATGAAGAACGATCCTAACTACTTTCATGGATTTACCTTCTCTGATAGATTCAACTTGGCAAGAAATTCTATTGCCTCATTTGCCACAATGTGGAACACTCTACTAAGGAACATCGGAGATGCCTACCAAGAATAAAGATAACCTTATACATTTTCCAAAGATACACTCTAATCCTCCAATTAACGAGGAAAGCGTATCAGAAAGAATTCGTGAATATAAAGAATCGTATTCAACGGAACTTGCAGAAATTATATGGGAAAACGTATTAGGAGAAATGGCTCGAGCGGGCTGTGAATTTGACGCTGACTTTGAGAATTACTTTCCAAGTATGATACTGATCTTTGAAGCCATTCGTTCGTTACATCTACAAACAATGGGAGAAGAACATCAACTCCAACCATTTGCTACGCAGAATGTTGTTGTTATGGATTCTAACGCAGATCAGCTATCCGGTGGATTGAAAAAGAATTTAGAAGAAACTATTGACATTGACGAAGATCTGTGATATAATTGTACTTGTAAATTTAAATAATGGATAAATTATGATATTAGTTGACTATAACCAAGTAATGCTCGCGTCTTTGTTCGCAGGTATTGGTAATCACACAAACATGGAAGTTGATGAGAATCTCCTTCGTCACATGTTTCTCAATTCAATTCGTTTTAATCGAAAGAAGTTCTCAGGAGAGTACGGTGAAATCGTAATCTGCGCTGATAGCACAAATGTATGGAGAAAAGATTACTATCCATACTACAAAGCAAATCGTAAAAAGAATCGTGATCAATCAGACATGGATTGGAATGCGTGCTTTGATGCTATTCATCAAATTCGTAGAGAGCTCGAAGAGTTCTTTCCATATAAGGTAGTATATGTTGATCGCGTTGAAGCTGATGACATTATCGCAACTCTATGTATGGAACATGGTACTGAACTGAATAATGGATCTGAAAAGATTCTTGTTCTATCTGGTGATAAGGACTTCATTCAGTTACAACAATACGCAAACGTAGATCAGTATAATCCCGTTCTAAAGAAATGGGTAAGACATGCTAATCCTACTCAGTATATTACCGAACATATTCTTCGTGGTGATACTGGTGATGGAGTTCCAAACATTCTATCAGCAGATAACTGTCTTGCCGTTGGCGATAGACAAAAGCCAATGACTAAGAAGCGTATTGAACTATTCTCTGCGCATCCTGAAGAAATGGATGAAGAAACAAAACTAAGGTATAATCGTAACAAACAAATGATTGACCTAACAATGATACCTCAGGAATACCAAGACAGTATACTTGAGAACTATAATAACCAAGAAGAAGTTGGCAGATCTCATCTGTTTAATTACTTCGTAAAACAAAAGCTAAAGAACCTCATTGGTGATTTACAGGATTTTTAATTATGATTAGAACCTCAATATCAAAAGTGATCTCGGATACTGTTGCATGTAAAAGTGTTAAAGCAAAAGTCGAGAACTTACAGAAACATGATGCCGTACCATTAAGACAAGTACTGCGTTTAATATATGATGAGAATGTTGAATTCTTATTACCAGATACTCCACCTCCATTTAAAGAAAACGAACTCGTTGACCTTGATACTATGTTATATAGAGAAGCAAGACGTTTGCGAATATTCTTTTTAGGTGGTGGGTATGACAACCTCAACAAAAATAGAAGGGAAGCATTGTTCATACAGTTGCTTGAAGACTTACATCCTAACGATGCTAAGATCCTCGCAGAGAATATGATTAGCCATACTCCTATCAAAGGATTAACTAAGAAAACTCTCGAAGCAGCGTTTCCAACTCTATTTACCGACCCACTCAACTTCAAATAAGGTAGGACCACATGGCTAAGCGGACTAAACATTCCGCCTCTTCCGACGATTGGACAAACATTAAGATCGAAGATCGTAAACGTGAAAAGCAGAAGAAAGCACATCGAGCAGAAGTTCGAAAGCATAAATTATCAGAAAAGAAGAACTTTTTATCATAAAACCATTGACAATTAGTACATTCTTTGTTATAATATCTGTATAAATTAATTAATGGAGCAAATATGGATCACAGAGCAGATAAATTGATCCTTGTAGATTGTGACGGTGTACTACTTGATTGGAAGTATGCATTCTATAAGTATATGAATGAAAACGGATATACCGTTATTGAAGAAAGTCAATACGACATCGCAAAGACGTTTGGTATTGAAAAATTAGCAGCAAAGCAACTTGTTAGACAATTCAACGAATCAGCTAGGATTGGATTCCTTCCTGGTCTAAGAGACGCAATTAAATATGTCAAGAAACTCCATAGTGAAGGTTATGTTTTTCATTGTATTACTAGTCTCAGTACTGATTACTATGCCGGTAAACTAAGAGAACAGAATCTCGAAAGATTATTCGGTAAAGATGTATTTGAGAGAGTAGTGTGTTTAGACTGCGGAGCTGATAAAGACGACGGTCTATTACCTTACAAGGATAGCGGATGTATTTGGGTTGAAGATAAACCTGAGAATGCTGAATGCGGTCTTAACATGGGACTCAGATCTATTCTGATTGAACATGACTTTAACAAAGATTATCAAAATAATAATTTGGTAAAAGTTAAAAATTGGAAAGAAATCTACGAGTCAATCGTATAAATAAAACCATGGAATATAAGATTGGAAGCTGATGCCTACATATACCTTTGAAGATACAAACACTGGTGAGCAATTCGACAAGTTCATGTCGATGTCTGCTATCGACCAGTTCAAAAAAGACAACCCACATTTAAAATCTATAATTACTAGTAGCCAACCTGTGATTGAGGCTGCGCGTCTTGGACGGATGAAACCGGATCAAGGCTTTCGTGATATACTTACATCAATGAAACAAAACAAATCATACACTGGAAACAAAATTAACGATTGGAAGTAATCTTTCAGATCGCTTCCTTGTTAATGCAAAGGAGGTTTTATGTCAAGACAACGTCGTTTATCACCGAAGGAGAAAAGGAAGATTAAGCAGAAAAATGGACAACGCATGGATAGTAAATTTTCCATGAATCATATTTCGCCATTGACTCCGACTCAAGAGGAATTTTTCGACAGTTATAACGCTGGGTATAATATTGCTGCAATTGGAACAGCAGGCACAGGCAAAACAATGTGCGGATTATATCTTGGTCTTTGTGATATTTTAGATGATGATAATTATGACCAAGTAATAATCGTTCGTTCAGCAGTACAGACAAGAGAGCAAGGTTTTATGCCAGGCACTCAGGCTCAAAAAGAAGCCGTCTACGCGGTACCCTACGCGGATATTACTAATAACTTATTTGGCAGAGGAGATGCTTGGGAAATACTCAAACAAAAATGCTCAGTTAAGTTTATGACATCATCGTTTGTTAGAGGATTAACATTTGATAACTCTATCATAATTGTAGATGAATGTCAAAGTATGACTTATCACGAACTCGATAGTATTATTACACGAGTCGGAGATTCGTCAAAAATTATATTCTGCGGTGATACAGCACAAGATGATCTTGCCGGAACTAGACACAAACACGATACATCAGGACTTCGAGATTTTCTCAAAGTAATCCAACGCATGGATCATTCTTTCAAAGTAATTCAATTTGGAATTGAAGACATTGTTAGAAGTGGTTTAGTAAAAGAATACATTATAGCAAAGGAGAGAACAGAACTCAAACCACAACTCGTGGCTTAAACTCGAAGGGGGATCTTCGGGTCCCCTTTCACTTCTAGGAAATATATTATGAAATTATTTGAACATAACTCAGAGGCTCCAGTCCTCGAAAAATTAACAAGAGCTTCAGTGGATGGTAAACGTATTTACCAAACTCCATCAGGCAAAGGTTATCCATCAGTCACTACTGTATTAGGTATTCTTGGAAAAGAAGATATACAGAAATGGCGTGATCGCGTTGGCCATGCAGAAGCAAACAAAATATCTACTCAAGCCGCTCGGCG